CAGCCTTGATCTGCTCTTCGTTACCGCTCGCAAGTGCCGCAGTTACGGCATTGTAAAGCTCGTTCTTCTTGTCTTTTGTAGCGTCAAGATTTGTCATTTTTACATCTCTCCTTTGAGTAATTTCATAAATAATTCGTTTGCATTAACTTTATCCTCAACCGGCTTTGACGTTTCTTCTGTCTTTTCCGGTTCTGATCCAGTTTCCATGTTCCCGTCATTTATGTCGGTAACATCGTCCTGCTGCTTTTCGGCAGCGTTCTCTGCATTTTCTGCTGCGTTCACATCATTTTTCTCTGTGTTCTCAGAGTTTTCCTTTGCATCCGCATTATCCTGCTGCTTTTCGGCAGCGTCCTTTGGTGTTTCCACTGCTGAAAGTCCGGCAGGCATTTTCAGACTTGCATACATTTCGTGCAGGCGGTTCATATAACTGATCTTTGCCTGATTCTTTGCTTCCTCAACTGCTTCCTTTGCCTTTGTCTCATCCTCAGCCGGTTTTCTTTCAGTGATCTCGTCACAGAAACCGTACTGCAGGCATTCCTTTGCAGTGAGCATCTTTTCATCTTTGAGATATTCACGGAGCTTAGAATCGGAGATCTTGTCGCCGCACTTGCTCTTGTATGCTGGTATGATCGAGCCTTCAAGGATAGAATCAAGTGTATCAGCCGCTTTGCGCATTTCGTCGGAATTACCGACAGCCACACTCCACGGATGATGTATCATCATCATGGAAGTATCACTCATAACCACCTTATCAGCCGCCATCGGAATAACTGACGCAATTGAGCACGCCCATCCGTCAATGTAGGCTGTAACGTGTGCATTGTGCCTTCTTATCTGGCCATAAATCGCAACACCGTCCATCACGTCGCCGCCCGGAGAATTGATGAAAAGGTTTATCTGCTTTGCATTTTTCTTTTCGTCAAGCATTCTCTGAAACTTGGCAGCCGACATAAGCTCGATATTAGCACTTTTGTACAGCGTAGCTGTGATATCATCAACAATGTCCGAGTAAATGTAAATGTCGAGTGTGTCGCTTTCCGCTGCTGAATTTTTTACTCCATACATCATTCTTCATCTTCACTCCCTTCGTCATTGTCAGTTTTATCTGCATTATCGGCATTTTCCGCCGCCTGTCGGCTTGTTTCCTTGCCGGCTGCGACCGCCGCTTCTGCTGTTGTGTAATTCAGAGTCATCCAATGGAGTGTTGACCACTCTTCATTGAATCCTCTGAGTCCGACCTTTTCGCGGACTTCATCGATGCTGAGGAATCCGGATGCAATGAGCTTGTCAATCGCTGTTGCAAGATCGAATATATCGATATGCTTAACGTTCGTTGTATCCGCTTCGATCGCACAGCCGTTAATGATCTGATCTTCCGAATAAAGCTTATACGTAAGCTCCTCGCTGATCATATGGGCCAGCGGATCAATGCAGTTCGTAAGGAACATTGTATACGCATCCTGAATCCCGGCAACATCTCCGCGGATAAGGCCGACCGGCACTTTGTACGCCTGAGCTACCCTCGAAATTGCATCTTCAAACAGCGTTTTCACGTCCGTGATTTCATTGCTGTACTTTTTCGTTGCCTCGGCCGTAGACGAAGTATAGGTGTAACCGTTAAATAACGGAAGTACGTGATTTCCGCGTGAGAAGAACGTCTTGAACCTGTTATTGATAAGATCTTCATAGATCTCTGCAAAGTCCTTGCGTCCTCTTTCCGCCTGGTCTATACTCAGGACACCTTTTTCCTCGCCACTTCTGGCATATTTGTCTGATGCAGTTCCGATAAGCTTCTCGTACATTTCCGTGATACCCTGTATGATATGATTAATTGCATCATTACCATAATGAAGATATATCACGTCGTAGCCTTTGAACTTCTTATCGCGGAATGTATAATCGCCCTTGCGGACGTTTGTGAACACATTATCGACGATCGCTTTTCCGTAAGTGTAAAGTCATCAGCGATAATGTACTGTTCATCAACGATCACGACTAAAACATCACCGAGCAAGAGCTTCTTTACAAGCTCCTTGATAAATTCAGTGCTGGTCTGATTTCGGTTTGGATGTATGTTAAATTTCACCCAGTTTGTCGATTTCTTTTCCTTGTCGTTGTCGCCGTATGTCTTAAACTCGATGTTTGACATGACTGACGCGATGAGGTCAATTACCACATGAAGTGCATACGCATACAAGTACAGATTCAGTTCCTCCTGTTCGTCAACGACCATTTCAAGAAAGTTTTTCGTATTTGAATTCTTCTTAAAGGTCCATTCGTGACCGAATAGCTTCATGTTTTCACCTCACTCACCACGATACTACATCGAGCATCGGTATTACATTTGTTGTGTTATATTCATCGAGTACATCAGAAACACATTCCGCGGCAACGAAGGCCTTAAACGGGTCAGTCTTTCGTGATTTCGGCTCGATTTTTCCGTAGGTTATATTTCCGGCCGGTGAAACGACCGTCATTGAATTCTGAACCGCCCATCTGAACACCGGTGTGTCACCGACGGCGAATTTCTGATTGATAAAGCCGCTCGTGATCAAAGGAATACGCTTCATTTCATCCCTCGGCCTTATCTTGACTACATTATTCCAGCCATCCTCAGCGCTAAAGTTAATATCAAGCAGCGCTTTCTGCATGAGCTGATATCTGTAATCATCTATCCCGATAAGAAGCAGGCGTGAGTTACGCTTTGCCGCTTCATTCTCAAGCCATATTGCCGGCAGTTCCGGCGGGATCTCTTTTGCATCAACGAATTCGATGTCGCCTTTGACCGCCCATTCCGTAAGAGGAGCTTTGATCTTCGGAAGATCGCGGCATGATTTGCATACCCACGTCTTTTGGATCCAGTAATCTTTCTCACCCACACGGAACAGGAGTCCGGCAGAAAGGAAGTCAGTTGATTTCATATAATCAATGCCGCCGACGCAAGGCATTCCGTAGATCGCCTCTTCGTCGATAGCCTGATTTGTCGCTTTAACGTTCTCCCATGACGTTACCTCGTTTTCGAGTTCAGCCGGAGGAAGATTCATTCTCTTTGCCGGAAAGCTTACATTCTCAGCAGGATTACGCTTGTACGCCTTGTATTCAATGCGCATCTGACGTATCATGCTGTGATATGTTGCCATATCCGGATAGAGTGACGGGTTTGCCTTGAACCATGCATCTTCGTTATCCACTTCATCAATGTTGTCAATGCAGCAGATAAAGAAGAGCTGTCCGTCGTCGCTCTCCTCCCCATCCAGCACGGCCTTGCCTTCCTCGAGCTTCATGTCGTAAGGACCGCCCCTGACAAGGCCGTTTGTCGTTATGATCGTTTTACGGGAGAATTTCTTTTTTCCGAGACCAGTTTCTGCGACGTTTACGAGTTTCATTGACTCATATGCATGATACTCGTCAAATGAGATCGCACCCGGACGCTGACCGTCCTTTGTTTTCGCAGAACTGGTACAGAAATAAAGGGAACTTCTTGTATTTAAGTTAGTGATTTTTTCTTTAGTCCAGTAAAAGAACTTGGACATTGTCTTTTTGTTGTCTTCAAGGATGTTGTATATATCCATCCAAGATGTCTTTGCCTGATCTTCCGACATGGCGTAGATGTAAATATCATATTCCTTCACGCCATGTACTGGAGTCATCAAGCAAAAATCTACAAAGGATAAGAATCCGTTTTTACCTGCACCTCGGCCGACGTTTAAGAACAGATAGGGGAATCTTAAATCGCCGTCCGCAGTGTAAGTACACATGTGCAGTGTAAAAACGAATATCTCCCATGGTAGCAAAGTATATGGAAAGTATTTTTGAAAGGCTAAATATCGTTGCAGTTGATCTTCATCAACATAACAATTTTCCTCAGCAAAGGTCTTTTCGATAAAGTCACAAAGTTTGTGCTGCCATATGCAATAGGGTTTCGGCACGCCGTTACGTACCATCTTGATGTAGTGATCAATATATCTATAACCCGTCAAAGCTGTCACCACCAAATGCAGCGTTTTCACCGCTTAACCCAAGCTGATTTAGAATTTTTATCATCTGTGAGTTAAGCTTAAGAAAATAAGCAACCGAAGGATTTTCCTTCGTCCCTATTTGACCGCCGCCGTTGTTATATGTGATCACCGGGCCACGTGCGTTTATATCATTGACAGCTCGTTTTTTATTACCCAGATTTGTACATAGTCCTCAACCATTTCGCGGTTCACTACTGAGTCATTGCCTGACACTCTGAGCTGTTCAAGAAGATCCTTCCGGATCTCCTGACACTTTTCATCAATATCAGCAAGCAGTTCGTCACTGATTTTAGCCGCTGCAATATCAGCAAACGGGTTATCCGTATCCACCGGCATAAGACGTCGCTTATCCATGTAAATCATCATTGTCGGATTTCCCTCGTCAGCCGCTCTGGTCATATTACGTCTCAGAGAAACGTTCCATCGGTCCCAGTATTTTCTGTATACCTCGGAAAACTCTTTCTTGTAAGTTCGTTTACACCATGCGAGCAATGTTTTATGACTAACGTCAAGCATATGACACATTTCATCCCTTGTACACTGTGATTCACACATTCGCTCAAATAGTTCTTGGTCAATTTCTTTTCTTGGTCTTCCACCTGCACCCATTTGTGAACCTCCTCACCACTTTTCCTCCTGCCAGAATCCTTTGTCGTCTTTTCCGTCATTCTCGGAATAAACGCCGCGTTTATGGATCCTCTCATGACAGTCGTGACACAGAGGAATGAGCTGAGGCTTGGTCTCGCCGTTTTCGTCAACATACGTCAGACTGTAAGCGAGGTCAGGCCGGTTTTTCAGCTCATTAACATGGTGAGTAAGCACTGCATCTGTGACTTTCCCCATTTTCTTACATTCGATACACTCACAGTGTCCGTCCTGGATCACACGCTTAGAGATCTTTCTCCATTCCCTGCTGTTATAAAACGCTTTCAGGTCTTCATCTATGATCATTGACGCAATTTCGCCCTGAGTGT